TTATTTTATTTCTATTTTTATATCTTTTTTAAGCTTTGTATTCTTTACTTGCCTGCTATCTCCTAGTCTTTGCATTATTAGTTTATCGTTTGTGCCTATTATTTCAACTAGGTATTTATTAAATTCTATTTTCTTAATTATTTTTATATCGTTGTTTGTTAAATTTTTAAATCTTCCATTTAGCATTTTTTCACCGCTGTTGTTTTGGTTGTAAAATTCTATGTTTATTATCCCTTGTTCCCTTGTGTAGCTCCATTTTTCGTGTATAAATTTGCCATCTTCCAGATCATAAATAAAGCCATCATCTTTTATTTCAACTTTCCATTTATTGCCTGGACTTGTCATAAAATTAATAAATTGATTGTTCTCGGTTGTGATTTCCCATTTACCCATTATATTTACATCTTTGCCAAATTCATAACAAAAAGCATTTATTGAAAATATAAGTATTATTAATAGTTTTTGCATTACTTTGTTTCCTTTATATTTATTTTTCCATTATTTGCTTTTTCTTTTATTTTTTCTAATTTTTCTAAGAATTTTTGAGTTTCTAAAATTTGTTCGTCTAATGCTAAACCTTGGTTTATTAGTCTTATTAGTTCTGGTTTTTCTTTTTCCCAGTTTGTGAGCGTGTTTCTAGTGATATTTAATTTATCTGCTAATTCTTGTCTAGTCATTTCTAACACTTTTTGACAAATTATTTGGCATTTTATTAATTTTTAAGGTTTTTTTATTTAACATTTCACTATCCAAATGCACAATTATTGTGCATAATTTTTTTGATTTTTGTGTCGCAGCAAGATTATATCAAAAAAAAGTTTTTAAATCTAACATAATTGTAATTATATCTATAATTATTTTAGATTTTGCCCTGAATATGGCATTAAACTATTTTAGCCCCGTTTGGACGAAACACCTTTTCGGGGCTATGTTAAATGGTGTTTCAAATAAATAAAAAAAGGTGTTAAACATGCAAATCGTTAAATCTGACTATGATTTAAAATACATTCTAAAAGGCGGTCTTGTAAGAAGTTCAGCTTCTGGCAAGTTTGAAGGTAATGATTACTCTTCTTCTGTTCGTATATCTTCATCAAATATCTATGACGTCGAAAACGAAAAAACTGGCTTTACTGACGAAGTAGAGCAAAAGGTTGTTTTTAAAATAATTTGTCCTGATAATAATACGGCTGGACTTGTAGCAAGTGCGATTAAAGAGAAATTTCGTAAAGGCGAAGAGATACCGGTTGAAGGTGGCTTTCCAAATGATCAAAGAATAATAACAATAGCAAATCCAGTTGAATACTTCCTATTTGATACAAAGCCAGCTAAAAAGGCTGAAAACAAGTAAATAAAGGGGTTTAGCCCCTTTAACTATTTAAAAAAGAGTGTTTCCTTTTTTAAGTAGTTAAAGACTACTAAATTTCTTAAAAAAAGGATTTCAGATGAAATTTCTTGCTTCTGCTAAATCTAAGGTTTTAGCTGGTGTTGCGGCTGTTTCTGCATTATCAAGTAATGCTTTGGCTGCTGGTATAACAATGGCTGCTGACGGCACTGTTACAGGTGATCTTAATGTTGGTCCGTTTATGAGTATCGCTGGTGCTGTTCTTGTTGCTTATGGCGTGTTCTTTGCTGTTAAAAAGGGTCTTGGTCTTTTGAAATAAAAGGCTTTTTGCTCTTTAAAATGGTGTTGCCCCTTAATTGGGGCTAATTTTTAAAAAGGTTAAAAATGTATTTTGATTTTATAGATGTTACGAAGTTTGGTATATTTTTAAACTCTTTCTTTGGTGCTGTGATCGTTTTCTTTGCGATAGTTTTTTCCATATCTTCAGCCTTTAGCCTTTTTAAAAATTAGCCCTTAAATTTATAGCTTAAAGCAGAGTGCGAAGCAAAGCTTTAAGCCGACAAACGAAGTGCGTCAGTAATGTATAGGAATTAAAAATAATGGATAAAGTCTATCTAAATTTAACACTCGAGCAATATAACTTCTTGATGTCCTTAACTGGGGCATTATGTGGGTTTTTGCTATGTATGTTTATTTTTATAGTCCTATCCAAAATTTAAAAAAGGTGTTTAAATGTTTAGTGTTATCGGCGTCCCAGCTTTTGATTACTTCTTTTCTATATTTGTTTGGTTTATGATCTTAACTTTGCCTATTTGCGCTGGCTTAGTCCTATTCACAAAAAAGGTTTTTTAAGGATTTCTTATGAAATTTCTTATAAAACTTTTTTGTCTGCTTAGCTTGTTAAGCTCTTTTTCTTTTTCAGATGTTTGGGTTAAAACTGATAAAATTTTAGGTGTTTTAAATCCTATTGATAATTGTGAATTTTTCTTGGGTAAAAATTTTTTTAAATGTTCTATTCAAGAAACTGGCACATATAGAGTTTTTAGGGTTGATCTTGTTAGAGATTTTTTGTATTTTAACCCAACTAAATCAAGCGGTTATTACTTCAATACAATGTACTATTACTTTATTGATAATGTTCAATATAGCGGTTATTTTGCTTATGTAAATGAATATTCATCTTATCTATATTCTGAAAGTGATGCCAAAAATGGTCAATTATTTACCTATACAAATATAACTGAATTTCGTTTAAGTGATCCCCTTGCTGAGTGTTCTGTTGTCGATAATTTCGGTATAAAATCAAAAAAGTGTTTCCCAGCTTGCCCAGCTGGTCAGTCTTGGGATAGTGAAAACGAAGTTTGTTACTCTGATTGCTCTGATAAAAATTTAAATAAATTTGGTTATTCAAATGGCACTGCTCAAGGCGGTTGTGTTGATTGTTCTAGCGCTTTTACTGATCATGATATAGCTAGTTGTATTTGTTCAGGTTTTGGCACTACTTTATCTGAAAAAGGGACTTATTTGTCTTTGGAAGGTAGTTCTTTTGTTTCGTATAGTTGCGCTAATGGCTCTGATATAACTTTTAAACGCCGTTCAAATGAAAACACCGATAAAGACAAAGATAAAAAGAAAGACAATAACTCTACAAATTCAAGCGATAAAGATAAAGAAAATCCTAAACCTGACAAAGACAAAGATAATCCAAATCCTGATAAAAAGGATAACAATGAAAATTCAAACAACTCTAGCGGAGAGAGTGGCAACCCTTCAAATAATAATAGTGGTGGCTCTTCTGGCAATGGTTCTAGCGGTGGCGGTGGGACTGGTGTAGAAACAAAGCCAAATCCTAATAACGGCAATGGTAAAGAAGATGGTAAAGGTGACAGCAAACAAGACGGCAAAGGTGAAGAAGGCAAGGGTGATGATAATATTGGACCTGCTAAATTAGATTACGAAGGTTTAAAAGCTAGTTCTGAAACTTTTGAAGGTCAATTTAAAACTGCCATTGATGATAGCTTTAGTTTTGTGAATGATGTAAAAGCTAGTTTAACGGATACTTTGCAAAAGATCAAAGACGGAAATTTAATGTCTTTGAAAAAAGGTGCAGTGCCTACAACTTGCCCTTTGAGTTTTCAAATTGATATGACTTATTTTTCTAAGAATTTAACTTTTGATTTTTGCAAAATTGTTTCGCCAGTTTCTTCATCTCTTTATATTTTATTTTACTTGGGTTTCTTTATCTTGTTCTTGGTTGTAACTATTAAATTATTTATTTTAACGTTTATGGGGTGGTAGTTATGCCAGCGATTATAGCAATGATTGTTAATTTCTTTGGTTTCTTCAAATGGGGTAAGATTGTTGATTATGCTCTTCGTGCGGTGGCATTTTCTAAAATGGTTATCATTAATGCTATTTTGGGCGGTTTAATCCTTTCTTATGCAACTGCTGTTCTTTATATAATCAATTTTATATATTCTAAATTTAATTTTGTAGTTGATTATGTTAATAATTTGCCAACTGGCAATGATAAAATTTTAACTACTGCTTTGGCTTTTATAAAGTCCCTTGGTGCTTGGAATGCTTTTTGTGATGTAATGGCTATCTTTTCACCTATCTTTTTAAGCTTCTTTCTTATCTATGCTACAAAGATAGGCATTGTCGTCTTTAAATTTGTTCGAGAAACAATTTTATCTTTTATTGTTGCGAAGTCTTAAAATGATTACATATTTGATCGGTAACCCTGGAAGCGGTAAAACATATTACGCTGTATATATGATTTATCAGACCTTTTTATTTGAGCCAAAAAAGACCTTCTTAACTAAATTTGTTAAACCTAAAGAAAAGCCAGATTATTCTTTTTGTTATACGAATATTAATGAGTTTAAATTTGAGCTATGCGATAAATTTAAGAAGTTTGATTTTGATGAATTTTATTTAGGCTTAAGAAATTTATACGCTCTTTACAAGACTGGTGCTACCGATAACGAAGTAAATGAAAAAGCTAAAGAGTTAAATTTATTTGGTTGTTTATTTGTTCTTGACGAGTGTCACAACTTCTTTAAAAATCAAAAAGATGAAATTTTAGTTTGGTGGCTTACATATCATAGGCATTTATATCAAGATATTTATCTCATTACTCAAGACTTAACTTTAGTCAATAACGAATATAAACGTATTGCAGAGAAATTTTATAGAGCTTCGGACAGTTCACGAAGATTATTTTCAAAAAAGTTTCGTTATGAAATTTATGCATCTTATAGGCTTTTTAAAAAAGATAGATTAGAAATTATCAATATTCCGTTTCTTCAAGAAGTTTTTGACTTATACCACTCAGGGCAAAGCTCAAATATAAAATCATTTGTTCGCTTTTACTTTTTCTTAGCTTTTTTAGTTTTTATTTTTCTCTTGCTTTTCTTTTATTTTGTCGTAATGTCTTTATTTGAAACTGATGAAACTGATAAACCTAAAAATGAGAATTTACCTATTGAAAACAAAATTCCTGCTCCAGTTTCCGAGCAACCTAAAAATTCAAGTTTATTCTTTGATGATAAAAAGCCTAAAAATAATAATATTGACCTTCCTGAAATTTACATTTATGATATTACTTGCCTTAACAATAATTGCCATTTTAGCGATGATTATCATTTATACCCATTATCATTAATTACTTATATTTCTTCAACACATACCCCATTATATTTTTATTTCGAGCCAAAATCTCACGAGTTTGTTAAATACTACTATGTATTTGACAAGCCAGTTTTTCAAAATTTACAAAAAAATAACAAAGGTGTTTCCGATGAAAAGTTTAATCAAATTCCTAATTCTTCCGTGTCTGCTATTAAATAGCCTTTTTTCTGCTGAAATTTACACTGATTTGCTAGATTTCGCACGTCTTACCAGCAAGGCTAACAATATAGCTATTGTAACTGATGAGAGTATTCATCAAGGCGAATACTATTTTATCTATCAAGATGAAGTAAAAATTACAATTTCGATGTTTAGAAAGATGCTTGAAGCAAAGAATTTGTATCTTTACAAAAAAGATAATTTCTACTATGTAAGCTCTCAAAAATTGCCTGATTATGATTTGAGGCGTATTGATCTTAAAAATTACGTTGTCGAAGATGTCAATAAAATTTTAAGTCAGTTTGATCTAAATGCTACCTATGCGACCGCTTCAAACTCTGTCTTTTTTAGAGCTGATGATTATATTTTTGATCAAGTGAAAGATGCTATCGCTAAGATAGATAAAAGCTTAGAGCAAGTAACTTTTAAGCTTACAATTACCGAAACAAATTTAAAAGATATAAAAGATTTAGGTACAAATTTGCAGGGCTTACTTAAGCCACTTAATCACGGCGATTTAGCCTATTACATAAATTTAATTACTTCCCCTTACATTACTAATTCAAACGTCATAAAGAATAATGATAGTGCATTTTTTGGTATATTAAATTTTCTTGATACAAATGGCATTACAAAAATCATATCTTCGCCAGTCTTGACGGCAAAAAATCATACAGAAGTTTATTTTAGTTCCGTTCAAAATATTCCTTATCTTGTTTCAAAAACTGATATATCAAACGTTAATTATCAAAAAACCGATAGCTATGAATATAAAGACATTGGTTTAAAAATCAACTTAAAGCCTATAATTCTATCTGATCACATTGATTTTGACTTACATTTAATCCTTGAAGATATCCTTTCTCAAAGTTCATCACTAACGCCCATTGTTTCAAAAAAAGAGCTTAAAAGTTCGTATTCTTTAAAGCGTGGCGACGTTCTAGTTCTTAGCGGTATCAACAAAAAAACTACTGCTAAGCAACGTAACGGCGTTCCTATCCTTAAAGATATTTGGCTTTTAAAGTATCTTTTTTCAGTAGAGCAAGACAGCGAGATTAACTCTGTTTTAACTCTCACAATTCAAATAATTTAATGTTTTAAGGGGTGTAGGGGATATCCCCTACAAAAGGCGAGTAATAAGCTTTTTAGTTCGTCCAGCCTTTTCGAGCCGTGCAACAAACGAGCCAGCTGGGTCATAAAAGCCCCCTTTCGCTAAGTGTGTTTTGGCGTAGCCAAAAAGCCAACCATTTGTGCGGACGAAGGCCGCCCAATGGGGGCTCTTGTCAAATTAATAAAAAATTGTTACCTTTAAGGAAGCGACTATGCGAGCAAGGAATTTATACGGTGTTTCGCCCTTTGATGTAGAGCTTTGTCAAGAGAAGCTTGATAATCAAAGGGAGTATATGCGCTCTTTTTCTTTTGTCAATAGCTTAGGGCAGGTTAGAAATTTGCTTGATATTTCTATGTCAGCAAACTTTAGCCCTAAATATTACGCTGAAGTTTCGAACCGCGTTAATGTTTTTAGTTCTTTTGCGATCGATAATTTTCAAGTGCCAGTATTTTTAACTATTACGTTAAATGGGTGTTTTAGGGGTGCTTTAAATGGCGATTATTCTAAATTTAAGTCTATTGATTATAAGTATTTGCCTGATGAAGTTAAATATAAGGCTAAAAATGCCGTTGCTTTGTCTATTTCTGATTTAGTGGCTGTTCTTAATTATCAATGGCATTTATTTATTATGCGATATTCAAGAAGATTTAAAAAAATAGATAGAAGTTATATAAGATGTTTTGAGCCACATAAAAAAGATGGCGTCCCACATATCCACGCTTTATTTTACGTGCCAGCTTTTACTCTTGATTTTATGAAAAGAATTTATACAAATATCTTTTATGCTCCACAAAATTTAAAAACAGATGCTATTACAAGCGAGCAAGAGAAAAACGGCGAGTTAAACGGCTTTCAAACTTCAATAAATAATCCTAGTGGCTATGTAATGAAATACATTCAAAAAACTTTTATAAATTTAAAAGAAACTCAAGATTTTGATGAGCTTTCTGCGTGGTATGTAAAGCATAAGGTTAGGCGCTTTTTAAGCTCACGCACTAAAGTGCCTTTATGGGTGTATAGGAAAATAAATTTTATTAGCTCAATGCAAGATTTTTATCATTTAAACGATCTAACAAATGATCATAGGGCATTAATAGAGTGGAATAAAAAAGATGATTATATTTATATAAATTTGCCTTTTAACAAAGAAGAGATTATTTATTTAAATGGTAGGTTGGAGCATTACATTGGTGGTAGGCTTATGAATTTTTACGATAGGCTTAAGGTAAATAATAAAGTCGATGAAGATGCAAGCGACGATATAAAGAATTTTGGTAATACCTTAAAACAAAGACAAATTTTAAAGTTTTGCGATGAATTGTTTAAAACCGAAAAAAGAGTTAAGCCAGTAAGTAAAATGCGAGATTACGAGCTAGTAAATTATTATCAAAGCTTGGGCTGTGATGTAAATGTTCAACATTTGGCTTATGTTGAAAATTTAATGTTCGATAGAAATTTAGACAATTTTACGCATTATCACGAAAGGCACGATCTTAATGCTCCTGATATTGATAGTTTTGTAGATCGATTTTTGGTTTGTAATGAGTTCTAAAAAGGATAAAAAATGAAAATTTTAAATTTGTTTGCTGGTATTGGTGGTAATAGGCTTTTATGGGATAATGTTTTACATGGTGTTAAAGTAACAGCCGTTGAGTTTGACCCTGAGATAGCTAAAGCTTATGCAAAACGCTATCCAAACGACAACGTGATAGTAGGCGACGCTTGGGACTACGCTGCTAAAAATTATTTAGATTTTGATTTTATATGGGCTAGCCCACCATGTCAAACACATAGCAGGCTAAATATAGCAAATAATATCCGTAATGATCGAACAAAAAGGCTGCCTGATTTTAGACTTTATGAATTAATTGTATATCTAAAATACTTTTGCAAAAAGGCTTTTGTAGTTGAAAATGTAGTGCCATTTTATGAGCCACTTATAAACCCTACTGTTAAGATAGGTCGGCATTATTTTTGGTCAAATTTTTATATTTCTGAAAAATATTTTGAAAAATCTACCAAACTACTTAAAGATATTGTTATTTCTGATTTTACTGATTTTGATTTGAGCTTGTTTAAAAATATAAAAAATAAAAGACAGGTTATAAGAAATCAAGTTGATAGTAGTTTAGGTAAATATATTTTATGCTGCGCATTAGATAAGGGGCTTTTTTAA